GGCACAAAGGCGGGCAAGCAGTTCGTCAAACAGCCTAAGAGCGTTGCCAAGAAGACAGCGAGATTTAGATGACCACATCCGGCACTACAGCATTTAACCTGAACCTTAACGAACTCGTTGAGGAAGCGTTCGAGCGCTGTGGTGCCGAGCTTCGGACGGGTTATGACCTACGTACGGCGCGGCGCAGCCTGAACTTGCTCACCATTGAGTGGGCAAACCGTGGCATTAATCTGTGGACCATTGAGCAGGGTTCAATCCCGATGGTGCAGGGGCAGATCGTCTATGACCTACCTGCGGATACCATTGACCTCCTCGACCACGTGATCCGCACGCAGACTGGCCAAGGCCAGACGGATATTAACATTACCCGTATCAGCGTCGATACTTACTCAACCATCCCAAATAAGAACGCGCAGGGTCGGCCTATCCAAGTGTGGATTAACCGCCAGTCAGGCGCGACTGAACCGGTGTCTGGCGTGGCTTATCCGAACATCAACGTCTGGCCTGCCCCAGAGCAGTCCAACTATTACACCTTCGTCTATTGGCGGCTTCGCCGTATTCAGGATGCTGGCAACGGTATCACGACGCAGGACATCCCGTTCCGCTTCTTGCCGTGCATGGTGGCTGGGTTGGCTTTCCACCTGTCAAAGAAAATCCCCGGCGCGCTTGAGCGCAGCCAGATGCTTAAGATGGAATACGAGGAGTTGTGGCAGCAGGCTGCTGACGAGGATCGCGAAAAGGCTGCGTTGCGCATCGCACCGCGCCAGATGTTCTATTAAGGAGAAGCAATGCCAAATAGGTTTGCCTCCGGTAAATGGGCAATTTCGCAGTGTGATCGCTGCGGGTTCCGCTATAAGCTCAAGCAGCTTCGGCGTCTCGTCATCAAGACGAAGAACGTCAATATCCTCGTGTGCCCGTCATGCTGGGAACCAGATCAGCCGCAGCTTCAACTCGGTATGTATCCGGTTGATGACCCTCAAGCGCTGCGCAACCCACGTCCGGACACGACATATTTCCAAGCAGGTCTGACTGGTCTGCGGATCGAGACCCAAGGTGAAGTGCCCAATGACAACGTGCTGGACTCCGGTACGCCGTCAGGCGGTAGCCGTATAATCCAGTGGGGTTGGAATCCTGTTGGCCTAAATAATCCTTTGGGTTTATCTGGGCTTCCAAATACGCTATTAGGTAGTGGTCAAGTGGGGACCGTAACTGTTCAGACGGAGAATTAATATGGCTAAAGGTGGCAAGACTAACAAACAGATGTTGAGCATGGGCCGTAATCTCGCAAAGATTGCGAACCAGAAAAGCGGCAGCAAGCCGAAGAAGGACATGGGAAAGGTCAATAAAAATGGCTGAGATGAAAAAGATGCCTCAGGTCTACACGCAGGCCGACCTCGGTAACAACGGCTATCCCAACAAGATTGCCAATACCCAAACGCAGAAGACTCGTGGCACGGGTGCAGCGACCAAGGGTACTGGGCACAGCAAGAAGATGGGCTGATGAACTACGCTCAACTGTTCGAAACGATCAAAGGGTACGTCGAAAACGACTTCCCCAACACCTCATGGACCGGCTCTGACGGTTCCAGCACGGTGACGTTGACGTCTACCGAACAGATTAACACGTTCATCGAAGAGGCTGAGCAGCGCATCTTTAACACGGTGCAGCTTCTCGACCTCCGCAAGAACGTGACGGGCAACTGCACGTCAGGGAATAAATACCTGTCCGTGCCTTCAGATTGGCTGGCCAACTTCTCAATCGCGGTGATCGACGGCGACGGGAACTACGAGTATCTGCTGAACAAGGATGTGAACTTCATCCGGCAGGCGTACCCCAACCCCAACGATCAGGGTCTCCCATACTGCTACGCCTATTTTGACGAGAACTCGTACATCTTGGGGCCGACGCCGGACGACGACTATGAGGTCGAGCTTCATTATTTCTACTACCCGCCTTCGATTGTGACGGCAGGTACGTCATGGTTGGGCGACAACTTCGACAGCGTTTTGCTTTACGGATCGTTGCTCGAAGCGTACACTTTCATGAAGGGCGAGGCAGATATCATCGCAGGATACCAGAAGCGGTATGACGAAGCGATGGCGATACTTAAACAACTTGGCGAAGGCAAAAACCGTCAGGATATGTATCGTTCTGGTCAAGTTCGGTATCCGGTGAGGTAATATGTTTAGTGGTTCTAGCGATATCGGGAATGTGATGGTCATGGCGACCGAAGGACGTGGCTTCACGCCTGAGGAAACTGCTGAGCGCGCACTCGACAAAATCATTTACGTGGGTAGTCAGGCACACCCTGCTATTCGCGATCAGGCCGAAGCCTTTAAGGACAGCATCCGTCAGGTGCTCGTCCACTATATGCACGAGGCGGTGCGGTCTCATAACGTAACTCTGGTAAATAAATTTAAACAGGCGGGTCACCCAGAGTTGATCCCGATCCTCGACGCATAAGGAGGCCATAACGTGGCAATTACACAAGCAATGACTACGTCGTTCAAGGCCGAGCTTATGCTGGCCGTGCACGATTTCCGGGCTACTGGTGGTGACACCTTCAAACTTGCCCTCTACACTTCGTCCGCTTCGCTGGATGCTAACACCACGGCGTATACGTCCAGCCAAGAAGTTTCGTCTTCGGGCACGAACTACACCGCTGGTGGCGGCACGTTGGTCAATCTGGGCGTGGTTACCTCGAACAATACGTCCTCGTCTGGCACGGGTTTCACGGACTTTTCCGACCTGACCTTTGCTAACGCGACGATCACGGCTCGTGGCGCGCTGATCTATAACACGACCCCTTCGGCTAACTCGAACGCGAACACCACGTTGACGAACGCTGCTGTGGCTGTGTTGGATTTTGGTTCGGATAAGACCTCGACGGATGGTGATTTTACGATTATCTTCCCGACGGCCACAAACACGACGGCCATTATTCGTATCGCGTAAGGAAAACTAATGGCTCTTGTCCTCGCTGATCGCGTTAGGGATACCACTGCTACAACTGGTACGGGTACGGTAACGCTCAGCGGGACCGCGCCGACCGGGTATCAGAACTTTTCGGTAATCGGTAACGGTAACACGACGTATTATACGATTAACAGCGACACCCAGTGGGAAGTCGGTGTTGGTACCTACACGTCTTCCGGTACGACCCTAGCGCGTAACACGGTATTGGCATCGAGCAATGGCGGTGCGCTTGTAGATTTTGCTGCGGGCACCAAGGACGTTTTCGTCACTTACCCATCCGAAAAGGCTGTCACGGAAGATTATGGCAATGCGCTAGCCGCAACCACTGCGGCTAACCTAGCTGGCGGTGCAGCGGGTTCCATCCCTTACCAGACTGCGGCTAACACCACAGCGATGCTTGCAACAGGTACAGGCGTCCTGATTGGCGGCGCAACTCCGTCGTATACGATGTCTCCGTCACTCACGCAGATTACTGTTGCGGGAGACCCAACTACGAATTTCCAAGTGGCGACCAAGCAGTATGTAGATACTCAGACGTCCTCTGGTATCCATTACCACGAGCCGGTGCGCGTCGAGTCACCGATCAACCTGAACGCGACATACAATAATGGTACTGCCGGAGTAGGCGCTACTCTGACCAATGCTGGTACGCAGGTCGCGCTGGTTATTGACGGTGTGACGCTTAGCGTGAACGACCGTGTCTTGGTTTACGAACAGACCGATGAGACCCAGAACGGCATCTACGTCGTGACAAGCGTGGGTTCTGGCTCGACTAACTGGGTACTGACGCGCTCCAGTGACGCAGACACTTATGTCAACGCTAGCCCAGACGGTCTAAGCGAAGGCTCAACTGTATTCGTTCAACAGGGCACGACTGGCGCAGGCGAGACCTACACCTGCAACACCACCGGTACGATTGTCTTTGGGACGACGGCAATCACGTTTGCTCAGATTTCATCTGCGCAGATTTACTCGGCAGGCACCGGCCTGACGCTGACTGGCACGACATTCAGCCTCACCTCACCTGTAGCTACAACGCTAGGTGGTACAGGTCTCACCAGTTTTACAACTGGCGGTGCGGTCTATGCGACGTCTTCCAGTGTACTGACCACAGGTACGCTACCCGCAACGGCAGGCGGCACAGGGCAGAGCAGCTACACAGCAGGTGATTTGCTATATGCGACCTCGTCTACGACGCTGGGTGTAATAGCTGACGTAGCCACTGGTAACGCACTTATCTCAGGTGGCGCTGGCGCTGATCCTTCCTACGGCAAAATCGGTCTGACCACGCATATCAGCGGCACTCTGGCTGTCGGTAACGGTGGTACGGGTGCAACTTCGCTAACGGGCTATCTCGTCGGCAACGGCACTTCTGCGTTCACTGCGACCACCACTATCCCAGCCAGCGACCTGTCCGGTACAATCAGCCTCACCACGCAGGTCAGCGGCACACTTGGTGCAGGTAATGGCGGTACGGGGATCAGCAGCTACACCGTTGGCGACATCCTCTACGCCTCTGGGACTACGGCGCTAAGCTCTCTGCCCGATGTGGCTACCGGTAACGCGCTCATCTCTGGCGGTGTCAGCAACGCCCCGTTGTGGGGTAAGATTGGTCTCACGACGCATGTCAGCGGCACGCTGCCAGTAGGCAACGGTGGTAGTGGTGCTACGACCCTGACTGGTTACCTCAAGGGTAACGGCACGTCGGCTTTCACTGCGTCGGCTACGATACCAAGCGGTGATATTACTGGCGCGGCCCTGACCAAGGCAGACGACACTAACGTCACCTTGACGCTGGGCGGAAGCCCATCGACTGCGCTTCTCGCGGCGACATCCATCACTGCTGGCTGGTCAGGCCAGCTTGCCGTCTCACGCGGGGGCACGGGTAACTCCACACTGACGTCGAATTACCTCCTGAAAGGGAATGGGGTATCCCCTGTTGCTGCGTCTATAGTCTTCGACAACGGTACGAATGTTGGGATTGGTACGAGTTCGCCGTATGGTGGTAGGCTTACGCTTATTCCAGCTACAGACCCAACCACGTTTGCTGGTGCTAACCAGTTTCAAATCGGTGAAGCCTCGGTCAACTCGGCGTATCGCGTACAGATGGGGTACCTCAACCACCCTGTGCAGGGGTATATAGGTTCGATACAGGCATACGCTGGTAGCGTACCTACAAATTTGGTCTTACAGGGTGACGGCGGTAACGTAGTAGTCGGCGGGGCAACCACTGTTTACAGCCTTTCAGGTCGCGGTCTTATCGAAGTAAACGGGACTTTTGATAGTCTTATGGCGTGGAAGGTAAACAACGCTGCAAGATTATACATCCAAGCCAGCACGGGTGGAGATGCGTATATCGTTGCCCCTACACATTCGCTATCTCTGCAAACGGGTGGCGCGTACCCCATACAATTCTTTACGAACAACACAGAACGCCTGTCCATCAACAGCAGCGGCAACGTCACGGCCAACGTCGATATGCGTGCGCCTATTTTCTACGACAGCAATAACACTGCTTATTACATCGATGGCGCTGGCAACAGCGTCCTCAACACGCTGTATATGCGTAATGGCTCCATTGAAGCTAAGTTTGCTCAAGCCTCAAACTTCGGGTACTCATCCAGTTATAGGACGGTTGTCCTCGGAAACGAGTATCTGACCACCATTTCTATGGGCGTGGACGTTTCGGGCAACGCCAGCGGCAGTTTCAACGGGCAGGGTGAAGGCCGCGAAGTCTTGTTCCGCAATGGCGTCACCTTCATCACGCCAAACAGCGCGAACAACAGCTACCTAACCCCGCTGACGTTGGCTGATGGCTACGCGGCCTCCACTGGCTCGTTCCGTGCACCCATCTTCTACGACAGCGACAATACTGCGTTCTTCTTTGACGGAAGCAGCACATCCGTTTTGAACGTCATGCGGGCGAATAGGGTTCAGTTTTCTAGCGGTGTTAACGCCGTCACGCTGGACAATGGTAGCTACCAAATACTTTACGATCCAGCGGGAAATGCCGCCCTTTACCTTGGCGGCGCAGACCCAGCCAACTATTACGACAACACCACGCATTGGTTCCGCACCCGTGCAGGTAGCAATATGGCAGTCATGAATATTAACGGTATTCAGGCCCCTATTTTCTACGATATCAGCAATACTGCTTACTACGTAGACCCAGCGTCAGGTTCGGTGCTTAATAGGCTAGTGTCCATAACAGGTGCGGGTAACACCAATGGCGGCAACTTGCAGCTTGGTGACAAGGACGTAAACACCGCGAAATGGTCTGTTCTGACTGGGGCGCACTATGCAGGGTCATCAGAACCAAAGGGCGTGATGCTTATTGGTTCGTATTCGGCTTCTGGGAATAACAGCCTTAGCATCGGCGGGAACGTCTACGAAGCCAATCCCGCTACCTATATTGCGTTTTATACGGCGACCACTGCCACGCACCCGACAGGCGGGTTTAATCGCTTAAACATCAACGGAAGCGGTAACGTCATCGCCGAAGTTGATATGCGTGCGCCGATCTTCTACGAC